TGAACGTTGTTAAATATAATGTTTATACTTATTGGCAATCATTGAGAATGCCCTTGTTAGTTAGGACTGAATGGTCTGAGTTACCAAGTCCTAAAAAATTAGAGAGGCAACGAATGGTTCAGGGTACTATATTGGAGACGAATGTTAGAGATAAAGTTATTATTAGCGTGAAAGATGAAATAGCTAAAAGCAATGGTGTCGAAGCCAAAATGCCTAGGTTATTTACTTCTTACGGTGTTGGATGTTGTCTAGCACCTGGGTTGCCGGATGTTGCTAAGAAACACATGAATGGGTGGTACATGTTCAATGTGGGTTCTTTACCGGTATGCTTAATAGCTTATACGTTGCCAAAGACAACGGAATTAGAATTATTGTTTAATGAATTGATAAGTGCTACTATGCGATCAGACAATTATTTGTGTGTGGCATTTTATTCTGATGATTCATGTTATGCTGGCTGTATTAATGGAGTTAGATTTGGTTACAATGTTGATATTTCATCTTGTGATTCATCTAACGGGGTTCCTATTTTTTACACAGTTATTAGCATGTTGAACTCTATTGATAGCACAATGGCTCCATTGTTGTTAGAACAGTGTTGCCAGCCATTACGGTTCAATGTGAGTGAAGATTCGTCCAAAAATTTTTCTATAAAACCACCAGGTGTTTTCGAGGGTTCAGGTACTGTATTGACTACAGTTCTGAATCATAGTGCATCTGTTGGTATCGCGATTTGTACAGCTATTACGTTGTCTGGCAAGATTGATCGCGATCAATCCATTAACATAGAGCAAGCCATTGTCGATGGCGGTATGTTGATGGGTCATAAAATAACAGTGGCTAGCATTGAGGTAGAGGGTGTACTTGAACCTTCGAAATTTCAGTTTTTGAAGTACTCACCAATGTTAGCGCAACACAGGTCAAGTGGAGTTGTTAAATACATACCCGTTAGGAATATGGGGTGTATAGTGAAAGGGTTTGGGCAGTTAAAAGAGCCCATGCAAGCTAGGCAGATTAATGTTTCTACATCTCGTTTTAACGTGATGACTATGTCAGAAAAATTTGATTTGTTTTTGAGTGGTGTTGTCAAAGGTTATTGTAATGAACCCGAAACACCTCTATTGAGTGCACTTAGAGCCCGCTTTTCATGTGATGTGTCCATGGTAGCAACTGAGTTTGTCTTAGTTGAAGCCGATGGTGACTATTCACAGTTCGTTGTTCAAGCCAGTAGTTTGCTTGGTCGTTACGGATTGGAAAACTTCACTGATATGACACGTATATTGTTAGATTTGCAAGTTGGTGACGTTGTGACCGATTACGCATTAGAGACTTTTATGGTGGTTGATTATGACGCTGCCTATTCTAAATATACTGTGTCAGAATCCAGCTTTGTGTAGTTGTTGTTTTATGTTAAGTGTTGTTGCAAAATTACTTCCTGCCTGAAGAGGCTTAATAATACTCTGAATCTAGATTGAATTTTCTTTTCGCTTATTGTTATATAGAAACATTTTAAAAACTATCGGTCTAGCATCCGCAATGATGCAAACTATCACCCAATGCGTTTTGCAACAG